AGGGTTTGTAGCGTGCATTGTCAAGTCGCGAAGGTCACGAAGAAGCCCACCCATGTGGCGAAGTAGTTCGCCCCACTGTTGCATCTTCATTTGCTCGCTACCTGCAATGTTGTCAATGCACTTGACTTGAAGCTCCGAGATGGAGTCAATAATCAAGGACTTGAACTGGTGCTTGCCGCTTTGAAGCCATTGGAATGCCTTCATCACAACATCGTAGTCGCGGACTGTGACAACAACTGTGTCCCAAGTTCCATCAGCTACTGGCGGTTCTTCCCTCATTGGGTCCCAGTACTTGGTGACAATAGGCAAGAATCTGTGCCCACCCTCAACGTCAAGCATGAGACGTGGATAAGGAGCAGTTACGGCGAAGGAGGATTTACCCACCTTTGATTCACCGTAGACCATTACGGTCAAAGACCGTTGTACTTCACTCATACGTCACTCACTTCCTTTTTTGTCTGTTTCTCCATAGTATGCATATGGGTCTGCTACTTCGTACATTGCTTCAATCGCCTGTTCGGCGGCAGAACCGTCGTCCATAAGCGTGCATACAGTGAAGAATTGGCACTTCCACTTGCAATCCCTAGAAGGGCTTGGGTAAGCGTGGAAGGCGTGGCTTTGTCCGTCGTCTAGAGCAGTGCGAACACGCATCATGTCTGCAACAGTTCCGTGGATACGGTCCCAAAAAGACCTGAGGGTAAACACGTTGTGACGTACTTCTATTTGGTCATAGAACGGAGGGCGAGCAGCAGCAGTGCGACGAACCTTCTTTAGAAGTGTAAAGATTCCTCCCTCTGAGCGGTCGTCTCCCTTGTTCTGGTGTTGCTCAAGCAACATGTACGTCATAATCTGTTCATTCATTGGGGCCAAGTTTGCGAAGTCGCTAAGAGAGCCACCTACAGTTTTGAAATCTCTGAACATCCGAACACCGTCTATTTTGCGACGAACACGCATGTCCAGCTTGCCTTGCAGCTCAACTTCTCCGTTGAACATTGGCATCGTAATCTTTTCTTCTGTAGAAATCATTTCAAGCTCGGAGTCAATTCCGTTCTCCTCAACCCACTGGAGGTAGCCCTCAAGCATAATGTGCCCTAGCTCAGCTTCCTTCTCAAGCTCAGTGACATCACGGAAGTCCGTTAAGAGAGTCTCTTTCTCCATCTCAACCAACTTAGTGTGTGCCTGAATAAGAGGAGCCCCCGTTGAGTAGTGCTGGTCTAGTGCCTCGTGGATACGAGAGCCTAATGCTAGTGCACCTGTCATTTTCTTTTCAGTTGGCTGTAGACGGCGGTAGTACGTAAACCACCAGCGTCTTTTGCAGTCTTTGAACGTCTGAATTTCGGAGTTGCTTATTCGCATAATCGTCATTTTTTAGCCTTGTCTTCCTTGAGCATCGAGAGCAGTTGGTCTTTATCTTTCACTATCTGCTCGAAATTGTCTGCTTTTTTCTCTAGTACTTGGATAACTCGCTCTTCAATACTGTCTTCTGTAACGTAGTCAGTGATGATAATTGAGTCGTGAATCTCAGAACCAATTCTGTGTACGCGGTCCATAGCCTGCTTGTGGTCGACCAAAGACCACGGACGTTGAAGCATGATAAGCCTGCGAGCTGCTGTCAAGGTGATTCCAACTCCACCAGCCTGCGCAGTGAAAAGAATCCACTTAATACGCCCGCTCTGAAAGTCGTCTACCGCCTGCTGGCGCTCGTCTTCGTTCTGCAGTCCAGTAATAAGTCCGTGCTTAATCCCAGCCTTTGTCATGGCAGCACTTAGCAAGTAGATAAGCTGACGAGACACCGCGCAGACTGCTACGGAGTCCTCGCCGAAGTCTTTAGCCTTTATGTCTGACATCACAGCATCGACTTTACAAGAGGGCTCTGACAAAGTAGCTTTTATCTCTCCTGTTGACTCGTCCACTGTTAGCTCAGCGTAAGCGTTAGCAAACTGGTTGAGCCTAGTGGTCTGGGTCAAGATACTTGGGGCGGTTAGAGCCTGTCCATCGTCCAGTTCAGCAATCATAGTGTCGCGCATCTGAGCGTAAGCCTTTTTCTGCTTAGTAGACATTTCTACATCTCGGCGCTCGTTCATAACTTCTGGAAGCCAAGGAAGAACCTTCTGCTTCAACATGCGACGCATGTGCGGGTTGAGAGTTTTGTAGAACTCTTCTTGCATGTGAGGCTTTACGCCCAAAACCAACATACCTCCAAAGGCGTTGAGCATAGTATCAATCATTCGCTCAATCCACTTGGTCTTGCTTGGCCACTCACGAGCGTCTAGCCAGTGCAGGATAGGCCAAAGGTCAACAACGTCATTAGCAATAGGGGTACCAGTCATTGCAAAGCGTATATCCGCTTCTCCCGTAGCTGACCACAGTGCTCTAGTCTGTTTTGACTTGGGGTCTTTAGAGCGGTGAATTTCGTCGGCAACTACTGCCTTAAACTCGATGTTGTTTAGTTCACGAATGTGGACTTCGCAACGGGTTTCACTAATACTTTCGTCGTGGCCCCCGCACGCTGAGCAACGAGTCAACGCAACGGAGCCATAAGGTGCAAGTCTGCTGTGAGACCGTAGGGACTCCCAGTTAATAATGAAGACATCGATGTTGCTCTCAACAGAAACGTCAAATTGCTTCTTACGCTGGGCAGCTGAGCCCTTGATAACCTGAGTAGTGACTTCAGGCCACCATCTCTGAAATTCGCGTTGCCAGTTCTTCTTCAAAGTGTTGGGGCAGACAATCATGGCGGGAAAAACATCCTCGCCTTGCTCTCTAAGAAGCTTTAATGCACGAATAGCCTGAGCGGTCTTACCTAAGCCTGGTTCGTCGGCCAAGAGAGCCCTTCTAGCGGTCGCTAGATACGCTACACCAGCTCTTTGGTGCGGGAACAGGTCTTCATCCCCGTCGTGCTCTTCAAGCTCTCTAAGAGCCATAGAGGGCTCTATACGGGTAGTTATTGTGTGCTGGGCCCAAGCCGAAAGGCCTTCGCCAATCTCTAAGTTGTCCTTAAATGTTGAACGTAGGGCTAAACAGCTTGACCAGCTAAGCGGTATGCGCCAAACTTGCTCTTTTGTGTTCCAAGAGGAGCCTGGAATGCTTTTACACAGCTCTTTGTACCGCCAATCAGCGTTTATAAGAATGTGAGTCCCGTTTGGGTCCAATTCTGCCGATACAGCCACTGCTACCTCTTTCGTAGTTATGTACAGATACTAACACAAAATAAGACCCCGTGGGGCAAATCGTGTTAGTTACTTTTCATTATTTAATAATGCCCTAGGAATCCAACTTTGTCTAGCTAAAGCCAGTAGAGCGTGTCGGATTGCGTCAAGCGCGTGACCTTCGCCACCTCTGTGCCATGTCTCAAGCTTTTTTAGTGCAGGGTTGGGGAACATGTTTTTAGCATCAACTGGGGCTTGAACTTTCACTTTTTCTAGGTCATACCCAGCTTCTCGACACAACTGCTTAAGAACTCCGATTTGTTCCAAAGAGTAGGGAGCCTGAGAATTACGCACAGTCTGTTGATTTATAGTGAATCTTTCGTAGACAACTAAAAAGACGTCAAAACCCTCGGCTCCCTGCTTTAAGCCATCTCTAACTCGTTCGGCGTAATCATCCGCGTCAACCTCATCGGACCACTCGAGAACAGGATTGACGTCGTGGTCGCCGTTCCAAGTGATAAAAGCGATTCCACTGGCTTTTCCAGGGTCTACTGACAAAATACCAATCTTCATCAGTACTTCGACCCCCAGTTTTCTAAGGGGCCATCCACGTCTGCTGTTAGGGGCACTGACCAGCCTTCTGTTGTAGTCATACATTCCTTAACTATTCTTTTAATCTCCTCTGCGTTCTCGCGGGGAGCCTGAAGCACTATTTCATCGTGTACAGGAACAATCAGGTAATCAGTCAAGTCTGCGGCATCCAACTTTACGAGGTTGGATTTGAATACCTCGGCTGCCCCGCCTTGCACAAGGTAATTAACAAGTGTATAAGTGCGGTCATCATCGCAAGGTAGGCGTCTGCCAGTCCAAGTGTGAACGTAGCCCTCTCCTTCATTGCGGTATCTCTTCTGCCCTACGTCGTTTACCTGCTTTTGGAACATAGCCATACCTGGATAGTTGATATCAAACGAGTCAGAGACAGCTTGCATATTTTCTTTTGGCACGCCAGCAGTCAAAGCTTGCTTAGCTACTCCTGCTCCGTACAGGCGCCCGTAGACGACTCCCTTAATTAAGTTACGCCGTTTATCGGACTTAATCATTGTTGGGTCTTGATAAACCTGCCGACCAATTTCAGTAAAAGGGTCAGAGCCTTCCGCGTCTGCGCGGTTGAACAGCTCAATAAGGTTTGGGTCACCAGACATAGAGGCGAACATACGGAACTCGACTTGGTCAAGGTCCGAGGTAATGATTACGTGATTCTCGTCTTTGGGTATAAATGCACGTCGCACAACGTCGTCGCCTTTAGGAAGAGTTTGCAGTGCAGGCTCAGTAATAGACATGCGCGAAGTCCTAGCAGCCAAAGTGTTGATAGATGGGTGCAGAAACCCGTTGGAGTTTTTCTCCATAAAGTTGCTGAAGTAGGTGCTGGCAAGCTTGTCTGCTTTACGTTGCTTAAGCACGACCTCTGCAAGGTTTTTTACTTCTGCGTTGCCCTCAATCGCGAGGCGTTTAATTTCGTCTTTGCTCGCAGACTTCTGGCCCGACGGGGTGAATGCAGTGAGCTCAGCGCCTAGACCCTCAAAAGTTCGGACCAACTGTTGATTGCTGGTCATTGAAGAGTTGTAGGTGTTGTAGAACCACAGCTTTGTACGTTCTGTGTAGTCAATTAGTTCTTCGTACTTATCTTTAGAATACTCAAGGTCAATACGTGCACCATTGACTTCCATGCGAGTGGCAATTTTTCTAACAGCCATCTCAAGTTCATAAGCTTTGTAGTAAGGACCTTCTGGCCCACACTGCTGGTAGAACATTTCCCAAAGTCTGGTTGTTAGGACCGTGTCTAGAGCGCCGTAGGCCCAGTACGGCTCGTATGTGACTGGAACAGTCCCCCAAGTCCAGCCATTTTTAATCATCCCTATGTCTAAGCCTTCTTGCAACTG